ACGAAGTTTTGATTTGGAAAGGTGTTAACGCAAACGCTGGTGAGTACGCAGGTTTCGAGACTTTGTTCTTGGCTGACGCTGCGGTTCTTGACGTTGCTTCACCAGAGGCTATCACTTCTGCTAACGTAATCGAAGAAATGAACCGTCTTGTTTTAAGACTTCCTGTACGCGTTCGTCGTGCAACTGAGAAGCCTGTTATCGCGGTATCTTCTAACGTTGCTGAAGCGTTCAGAACTGCAATCTTAGGTCTTGGTGGTGGTTCTTACTTGTATCAAGGAGAAACTGTTAAGATGACTTGGCAGGGACAATACGACATCATCGAGTGTCCTGGTATGTCTGACGACACAATGGCTATGTACCAAAAGTCAAACTTGTGGTTCGGAACAAACCTTCTTGACCAATGGAACAGCGTTGCAGTTTTAGATATGTATCAGTACGATCTATCAAACAACGTACGTTTCTCTTGTTCATTCTTCGCAGGTGTACAATACGGCTTCGGTGACGAAATCGCATTCTACCAATACACTGCATAATCTCAACCATTCTAACCCTTGCATAATAGAGGCGGTGGCATAAAAACCACCCCTCTTTTGTGCTAATAAAAAACATAAAATTATGGCATGTGAATTATCGACGGGCTTTGTTCTTGATTGCAAATCTGGGATTGGCGGTATAAAACAAATCGTTTTAGTTGACAAAACAGAAGTAACATCTTTCACGTTAGATGCTTCTGAAGTTGTGACAGCAATCAACGGCCCTGCAAGTGGTGATTTGTATACATACGAATTGCCAACACAAACAGGATCGTTTGAAGAAACAATCAACTTCAACCGCGACAACGGAACAGTATTTTACACGCAAACAGTTAATGTAATGTTGCAAAAATTATCAAGCGCAAAGCGTTTGGAATTACAAAACGTTGCACAAGCTCGCGTTATTGTTTTCGTTGAAGACACAAACGGCAATTGGTGGGCTATTGGTTACGAATATGGTGCTGACCTTTCAACTGCAACAGCAGGAACTGGAACGGTTTTGGGTGACATGAATGGTTTCACACTCGCGTTCACTCACGAAGCTGCAAAGCGTGCTTACTTGTTAAGCGGTGCGCCTTTGTCAATTCTTGACTAATCAATCAAAAAACTTTTACACACATAGGGACAAAGCGTCCCTAGGTGTTGTAATTTTAACGTAAAGGAAAGATAGAATGGTTTATCTCAACACAAATACAGCGAATCAAGATGCGTGGCTTTCGTTAGACGAAGGTCGCCAGTATTTCAATGTAGCCTTTACACATTATTTGCTTGTTATGACTTACGAAATGACAGGTGAAAAACTTGCGCAAGTAGTGACCGTGATAAACGAGAACGAACGTGTGACAAAAATAAGACTTACAACAGTTGGTTTGACCGATGCAGGACGCTATCACTACGAAGTGTACGGACAAAACAGCTCAAGCAATATAAACCCTACCAATGCTTCCGTCGTTGGATTGGTTGAAAAGGGTTTGATGATTTTACAAGACGGAACAATTTACTTTGACGTTTCAACACCGACAATCCCTGTCGATGTAATATATACAGGCGCATAAAATGGAAAACAATATACAATCAATTAACCTTTCATTATATCAGCCAGTTGAAGCGGTTGAAAAAGAAAACAGAAGCGGTTGGATTGACTACGGACAAAACAACTTATTCCCTCAACACCTTATAAACCTTTACCAAAACTCACCAATTCACAACGCATTGGTGAACTCAATCTCTTATATGATTGAGGGAAAAGGCACAGGAACGATTCTCGACAACGCATTGCAGGGTATTGCCTTCGACTTAAAACTTCAAGGCGCATTTGTTGCTGAAGTAATTTGGTCAATGGACTTTACTCGCGTTGTACAAATCAATCACTTGCCTTTTGAGAATTGTAGACTTGCTTACGACAAAGAAGAAGACGATATCACAGGAATTTTCTATTCAAAAGACTGGGCAAATACAAGAAGCAAAAGAGGAAAGCCAGAGTTCATCCCTGCGTTCAATCCTTCCATTGCGCAAGAACAACCAAGACAAGTTATTTACGCTCACGGAATGAGTGCGGGAAGTGTTTACTATCCAAAACCCGACTACTTCGGTGCGTTGAACTACGTTGAGTTGTCCTATCAAATGGGACTTTACCACGTTAACAATATCTTGAATGGTCTTTTCCCTTCGTTCATTATTAATTTCTTAAATGGAATACCACAAAAAGAAGAACGTGAGGCTATTCGTCGTGAGTGGGAAACAAGATTGAGCGGTGCAAGTAACGCGGGTAAGTTCTTAATGACTTTTAACGAAGATCCTGCACGCGCTCCACAAATCGAAGCGTTTCCACTTAGTGACGCAGACAAGCAATATCAGTTTTTATCAGAAGAAACAGCAAAGCAAATTATGGTTGGACACCGCGTTGTTTCACCTTTGATTCACGGAATTAGAGACACAACAGGTTTCGGAAGCAATAAAGACGAAATGCTTGTTGGTTTGGAGATATTCAACAGCCAAGTTATTCGTCCTTATCAAAGAATAATCGAAGAAGTTTTTACACCGATTTTAGGGGACGTAAATATAGAGATGAACTCTATCTTCGAAGATGGAATTGCAATCGATTCTAACGCACCTACGCAAGTAATAGACATACCTTCAACAGACGTGATAGAAACACCAACAGGAATAACTGAAAAAGTTAGTGACGTGACCTACAACGGAGCACAAATTGCTTCTGCTTTGGAGATTGTCGCAGCGGTTGGACTTGGAACGCTAACGCAAGAACAAGCAATTGTATTCTTGGTTCAATTCTTAGGCTTAGATGTTGATGTTGCGAAGTCAATGTTTCAAACAAGCGGTGACGCGGTGGCTAAATTGTCCGCTCAAAAAAAAAAAGTAGTTGCGAAGAAGGCAAAGGATGCGGGTGTTAAGATAAGCAAAGAAGAAGGTGAAGCGTGGCTTGCACATCTACGCGAAAAGGCTGAATACATCGACGAAGAAGAATGGCAATTGCTATCTGACGAAGAAGTAACCAACCCAGAAGACGAAGAAAAGTTCCGTTCTGAATTTATGAGCGTTCGAGGTTACGCAAAACCAAACGAAAAGAGCGAAGAAAAGGACACGGGATTGTATAAAGTTCGCTATTATTATTCAAGAAACTACACTTGGAAGGAAGGCGAAATGGTAACACGCGATTTTTGTCAAGAAATGGTAGCACTTTCTAAACTCGGAGCGTTGTTTAAGTACGAAGACATTATTGAAATGGGAAGCGACGGAGTGAATGGACAATTTGCTCCAAGTGGTTCTTCAACTTATTCAATATGGACGTACAAAGGCGGTGTTTATTGTCGCCACGCGTGGTTCAGAAAGGTGTTTTTCCGCAAAAGAAAAGACGGTAAATTCTTACCTAACGACGGATTGAAAAACGATACTGTTGTAACAGGAAAAGTAGCAAACGAACTATTCCCAAAAGGCGAAGAAGCGGTAAGACCGAACGATATGCCGAACAGAGCATCATTAAAATATAAATAAAAACTACAATGGCACTACAACCCGAAGTTCTTTTAATAGACGAAAACTATATCAAAAAATACACTTGGATTAACGGAAGCGTTGATCCTCTTTTGATGTATCCTGCGATATATCTTTCACAAGACAAGTACGCACAATTATATTTAGGAACTGACTTGTATAATAAGATAAAAGAAGACGTTGTAAACGATGATATCGCAGGTGCGTACGAAACGCTTCTTGACGATTACTTGCGTCGAATGGTAATGTGGTGGACTATGTACGAAGTGCTTCCGCATTTGTACGTTAAAACGGACAACGGAAGTCTTGTGATTAGAACAAGCGAAGACACAACACCAATATCACAAACAGACTTGCAAAACTACCGCGATCAAGCACGTTCACAGGCTATGTTCTACACGCAAAGAATGGTCGACTATTTGTGTTTCAATCAATCAGATTTTCCAGAATACACGACGAACACAACACAGCAAATTTGGTCACAAACAAATGTATATCCTTCGAACGCTTTTGAAATTAGCGACGGACGCGATAGACTACCTTATGAATACAGACGCAGAGGTTTAGGTTGGTTGAGATAACTAAAACAAAAACGAATGGCAACAAGGGGACGCAAGAAGAATTTAACGATGCACAAGATTTACGAAGAGAAGTTTCGTAAGTATTTAGCAAAGAAAGAGAAACAAATAAAGAAATTGAAGAATGAAAGTTAACGCTGACGGATACGCGCTATTGAAGAAGTTCGAAGGCTGTCGTTTGAAAAGTTACCTCTGCCCTTCTGCTGTATGGACGATAGGTTACGGAAACACCTTCTACGAAGACGGAACGAAGGTTAAAGAAGGCGACGTAATCACACAGGCGCGTGCAGAACAATTAGCGAAAAACGTCATTGATAAATTCGCGGTTTCTGTTCGTGCATTGATAACTCAAACGCTCAACGAAAACCAATTCAGCGCGTGTGTTTCGTTAGCTTACAACATTGGAACAGGAGGCTTTAAGAAGTCGTCCGTATTAAGAAAGTTAAACGCTAATCCTAACGACCCTAGCATTGCAGATTCTTTTCGTTTATGGAACAAAGGTGGCGGAGTAATTCTCAAAGGTTTGGTTCGTCGTCGTGAAGCAGAAATCGAATTGTACTTTAAGCCATGAACACCGAAAACGAGATTCAATT